TTTATAATATACATCTTTTGAAGAACCAGTAATTGTTTCATCTACTGCGAACACATAGTTATAAGAACCAGCAACATGATTTACTCCATTAAGAACTCTTTTTGCTCCTGAAGTGCCACCAGTACAAGTAAGTCCAACCGTAAGTTGTGTCCCTACTGCACTTGCGATTGTATGTGTGCCACCAGGTGTTCCATTTGTAGTCGCCTTTGATGTTGTTCCAACATATATACTTTGTCCATCGGTTATTGAACCCCTTAGTCCTCTAAGCGTCAAAAGACCAGTTGTTGCATCAGTGAATTCTGTAACTGATACAACTTCTGCGTACCAAGCAGGTGGTGTTGTGTTGGATGTTGAAACATTCTGAATTACATTCCCCGCCACAAAGGCTCCTGCCCCAGTTGAAGCATCAAACAAAAGATAATGTTCACCCTTTGTAATATTAACTGTGTCTGAATTTGTTTCCATAGCAATAGGCGTTCTGGAACCACCAGTAGTTGATAACTGAGTCGTATAGTGGGTGAAACTGTCTCCAGTTTGTCTACCATAAATCGTTACATTACCAGAACCTATTGCTACTCCTCCAAGCTTTACTGGAAGCAAGATGTCAATTTCTTCTGTAGTTGTTGTGCCCCTATCCCAACTGTCAGCATTCGACCATTCCGCTACACGAACATCAAGTCCTGTTTGTGGATGTGCCTGTTTAATGTATACTTGTGGATTTGGGGACCCCGCATAAGATGCGATAGTATAGATATTTGCATATACTTCGTCACCAGATACTGAATCTGCCGCTGCTGTCCCACCGCCCGTTCCATCGGTTGTTACTGTGTCGTTGTTGTGTATTGTCCCATGTGTATTAATGTCTCTAACCCAAATTCTTGCCAAGTTATCACTTGGATAGTCATTTTTGTACGCTAACAGTGGACCAACTGCAGTTGTTTCTGTAATTGTCTTATCTTTGTCTCCAGCAATCCAATCTGTCGTTGCATCAAGGTCTAACATCAAAATTGGGTCAGAAATAGTGGAATACCCAGTTGTGTCAATCGAACCACCAGTTAGATATTGTAAGATGTTTGAGCCGTCACCGTTATCCAGAAACCAACCATTAAGCATCGTGTAAGATGTAGGTGTGTTGTATTTAATTGGCTTCTGATATGACATGTATCCTGGCTCATCAAACAAGTCTTGAAGGTAGCTATAAAAAGCTGACACTTCATGAACTGTGTCGTTTGCAGATGTGTGCCGTATGACTTTCGAATTAGGATAGACTGTAAAATCTGTACTTATTGCCATATTTTACTCCTTTACTTTCAATCTGGGATTTAATTTTAATAATTCGTCATGCAGTCCCCAAAAATCCCAATTATGGTTCTTGCCGACAACGGTGAATTCTAAACATTTAACCGCTTTTTCATCTCCTGGAAGTATGTGCTCTTTCACCCTTAAATTTTCAACTTCATAAGTCTTCTTGTTGGGGTGTTTCAGTTTCTGCATCATTCCCTCCATCTTTAATTTCTTTTTTCTTTTTTTTCTTTTCTATCTTCTTTTCTGTTGTTACTTCTGTGTAAACAGCTCTTTGCATTTCAACCAAAGACTTGTTTACTTCATCACCAAAATCACAAATATCACCGACCATATATTCATCATAAGGGTAATTCACTAATTTAATCATATTGCTCCTTTCTTTAAGTCGCTACTTCGTCAACAGTTAATACTGCTGTCCCTGAAAATCCCGATGATATTATCGTCCCCGATGTATCATACGGGAGATATTTTGTTCCACCCGTGTTCGACCTGACACGGATATTAACAGGCAAACTTGTTGAATATGCCCCATAATTATATGAACCCGAAATATTACCACTTGAATTAGTTTGGCCATTAAATATCGGAATATCTATTTTATCATCATTGTCTGTATAATTTATTGCCAATTTATGAAATGAGTATCCATCATCTTCAGACCAAGTATTGTCCGAGCCACCCTGCAGGGTTGTTGTTGTAATCGTGTCTGCATCTACTATTTCGTCTACTGTCGCCCAAGACCCATCAGTCGTATTTCTCACCGTATCACCTTCTACAATCTCTGCGGTTAAAAATGAAGTACCCGTTTTCCTTTTCAGGGAGGTCCCAGAACCACCAGTGTCAGCAGTACCTGTTACCTCAGTTTTTAATGTAAAAGTTTTACTCGTCCAGCTTTGATAGCGATAATTTTGTTTAGTATTAGTATCTTTGTCCCAACAATGCAACCATCCCGAAGATGGAATATCTAAATCCACTGTTTCATTTACTATAAAATCAGAATCACCAGCATTATTTCCTGAATCTGATGTATAATTCCAATTTTTTCCAGTTGCCGATTTTTGCATATAAACCTGTGCTCCTTGAATATTTGATTTACTTTCATTTATCACATTTAAAGCAATATTTACCGATTGAACTATAGTTGTAGTACACCCCCCTGCATTTTTAACTGAAATTGTTCCAGTGTTCCCAGACGTATTTAAGGTTACGGGACCGCCAGAATTATTATAAATAACTGCATTGCTGGTTTCATCACTTGTTGCATAACTATTAAAGATGCAGTTTGTTAAATTGTGTGAACCTTGTGCTGTAATTTCTATGGCGTGGTTTGAACCATCTGAATTGAAAGTACATCCAGTAATATTTGTCACATTGCTTGCCGTTATTGAAGATGTTGCCGTTGAATTATCAAATATACAGGTCGTAAATACCCCGCTACCCTGTGTAATCGCCCCACATCTTCTAAATGTAGAATTTAAAACTGTTGAGTTACTTTTAAATATAAATGTGTTCATGTCTGTAAAAATACATCCATTGAAATTAATATCGGCATCATCAATACACTCAAAGGTTCCCTTGGATATAGTTCCCAACGCAGTAATAAAAACGCCCGTCCAATCCACCCTTGAGGATGCGTTTCTTACTTCAAAGGCATTGAAGGCAACTGGTACTTTTTTAGTATTAGCTATGTTTATTGTCCTGTTTGAATCTCTAAAATCACATACTGCATTTATAGAACCACCCGTGTCCGCTGTTGACCCTTCGCTACTTCCAGCATTAGAGTATGTAAAGGTTGTTGTGCTTGGGATAGACGCCACTACCGCTGTTGCGTTATACCCAGTCCCACCAACACCAGTGATAACAACAGTGTCACCAACATTTAAAAGATGAGCGGTAGATGTTGTGAGCGTGGCAACATTAGAAGCATTTCTTTCTCTATAGGTAGTGGTTCTTGTTGATTTTCCAAATAAGATTAAACCTTGCTGTAGATAAGAACCTCCAACATCCTGTAATAATCCCCACCGATTCGTCACATTATCATTTTGGGTAACTGCTCCTGCAAAGGTAGCGTAACCGCCCCCATCCCCAGCAGTAAACGAGAGTTCCCCCCTTCCATATCTAATAGCGTCAACTCCAAACGGGTTTCCTTTTTGGATGGTTGCTATTACCGAGGCACTCCAGCCTAAATATTGGACAGTGGCAGTAGGAGAACCATAAGGGGTCCCATCAGATGAGTTGGCTGGGTCAAATGGGATACATAGCCAACCGCCATAAGTATAAGTATCAGAACCTCGCACATAGTGTCTTTTATAATTATTAACATCCTGTCCCGAAATACACTGTAGACCACCCGCAGATTCTATTGAGATGGCATTGGGACAAGCAAAATACATCCATACAAGAACCGCACCATTTGTGGGTATAGTTAAAGCACCTGCGGCTTGATAGCCAGCACCAGCCAATTTTGGTGGTGAAGATACTGTACCAATGGTTTTAGACGTACAGTTGGTTCCCTGAATAAAAAAGTCCGTTTCCCCTGCGGCTAAAGTCCCCTGAACATCGCCAGCTGGCTCAGTAAACCCCGAAGAACCATCTGTAACCGTAATTAAATCCGTTGTATATGTTGGACTGGCCATTTAAAATTCCTCCGAATAAACATTATATTCTTGTCCTGTTTTAGTTGCCCATGGAATATTGGAGTCGCCCTTACAATAAGTCCAAATATTAGTATCAAGGGCTTTTCTTTTAATATACCACTTTGCATCCCTGTCTTCATATCCAATATAAAGATATCCAGTATCTTCTTCTGGTCCTGCATAAATTTTATATGAGGAACCACCAGATACCGCAAGCAAGTCCTGTAAAGTTGCCTCTGTTGCAATACCTTCGTTAAGAATCTGGTTAATCGTTTTACTCATAAAACCTCCTCATAATTAACAACTACTAAAAAGTTTATTCCATTTCCAAGAGTTGATGTTAATTTTAGAGAACCCCCTTGCTCCCCAAATACAAGTATATTAGAAAAATCAAAGTATGTGCCAGAACCCGCAAATACTTTAATAACGGTATTATCGAAAAATCCAAGCTTAACATATCCAGTTGTTGCTGTTCCAGATAATGAAACATACCCACCAGCAACTTTTATCTTTTTTTGCCCAGTGGGGCTAATAACAGATAAATTGGTTTGATTTGTATTGTATTCATTTGTATAGGTAGCATTAAAGTCGTGCCGACTTAACACCTCTGAACTAGTCTGTACGCTCATGAATACTCCTATTCTTCTCTGTAGTCGATTGCCACAAAGTAATTTTTGTCAGGTCCTAAATTGGAAGAAATAGATAGTGCTTCGTTTACCTCTCCCCTCACTATAATATTGGGGATGCTAGTTGAGTCTGGTGTAGTTTTGGGAAAAAAGGTACACACAGTATCTCCAGAAGTATCAAACGATAATCTAATTTTATTACCAGCAGATGTTCCCCCTTCTGTGGAAATGTATATGCCAGCAACTTTTATCTTTTTGCCCGTTGTTGGGCTAATAACAATTGCATTAGATTGGTCTGCATCATACTCGTTGGTAAATGTGGTTGTAAAATCTATTCTATTTAAGACATTTGTCATTGATTCAAACATTGTGTCTCCTTAGGAGGGGGAACCAAGCGGTTCCCCAATCCAAGTTATTTTATGGTACTGTGGTTGTGCTTGTACTTGTGCTACTTGTCGAACTAGAGGTGCTTGAAGTTGAACTAGATGTTGAGCTAGTTGAACTAGAAGTACTAGAAGTAGAAGTAGACGAAGTACTAGTTGTAAACGTAGATGTGGAAGTTGAAGTTGAAGTTGAACTTGTTGAAGTTGATGTTAAATAAACAGGATTATCATTTAAGTCATCAGTTGACCAACTATCATAAATATAATAAATAGTTAAGAAAGTTGTCCCGTTTGGTGTTGTTGCTGGGGTTATAAAGTTTTTCTCAATATGAGTTTCATCCCAATCATTAACCGTTGGGGCTGTTTGTGCTGTTACTGTACCACCAACCGTAGTCTGAGAGAAAACCTTAACTGTTGTATTCAGTGCAAATAATCTGTGGAATAAACCTAATTTATTTGTATATCCTACAGAAAATGTTGCAGCAGTCCCCTCGCATGCAGGGATAGCAATCGATGTTACTGTCTTAAATGCTTTTGTCCCATCAATCTCTGTTGTGTTCCCGTCTACTAACTGAAATGTATCAGTTATAGTCGCACCCTCAACATTTGTTCCAGTGATGGTTATTACACCATTCCCTATATTGGAAGCCGTACCGCCTGGTTGTACTTTTAAAACCCTAGGTACATCTGGGTCGGTAATACCACTTGTTATTGTTTGTGCTGAAAACGCACTAGTAATAGCCGCATGAACCGCAGTGTCTGAAGCAGCCGCCACTATTTTATAGGTATGTGTATAACCAAAACTAAGTTTACAAACATTTTTGTGCCAAGGGCTTCCAAACGCATGGCGTTGAAATGCCCTGGTCTTTTCTAGCAATCCCATATTTCACTCCTTATGGTTTAGGAGGAGCGAGGTGAGCTCGCCCTACCCGTTAATTATTAAGAGTTGTCGCCTTTACTTCCGTAAATTGCTCTCCATCCCGAGAATCCGCAAGACCATCTAGCATCCAATGAATATTCGATGTTCTTTGTATCAAAGTCGGTTTGGTTGTCTAATTCTGGTCTTTGTCTCCAGAACCAATTTAGTTGGTGAGACTTAGAATCAAGTATGAAGTAAGCAGTGTCAGAACCGCCAGCAGCAGCCCCAATGAAGTCCCAAACAATTACTTTGAATCTTCCTTCAAATGGGTTGATATCATTATTGGCTGTTCCTACTCGTCCGCTAGTATTCATAAGGATTCTTGCTTCTTTTTCAAGAGCAGGTGGAATAATAAGGGTATCTGGTTGTACTAACATTAATTGACCCCTGTCATCCAATGTAGCTCTCATTGCCACTAAAATAGCTTCAATTGAATCTTCTGCTAAATCCATAGTAGTGGTGTTCCCTATTGCTGTTCCGCCATCTGTTCTTGGGTGTGAAGCGTAACATAGTGCATAAGAATCGCCACCTGATAGAAATGTAGAAGTTCCTCCGCCACCCGCTGTAAAGGCATAGTTTAATATATCTGCCCCAGCCTGTTCGGTTGAACGATTAGCAGCAGCAGCAAGTCCCTTTGCTCTTTGTTCTACTTGTCTGTATTGGTCATCTTGTATCATTTCCTTAGTGATAGAAGTTTTAAGAGCATAAGTTTTGTGGGTATAAGTTGAATCATAGCCCTGATAGATTGTATCTTGAGCCATGGTTCCACCCTCTGTTTTTTCTACCAATCTTCCTAGTCCAGATATAGAAGTGTCTTTTTCGATATTCTTTGAAGAAGTATAAACATTAAATATATCTTGATATTTATATGTCAATTCTTTCTCAGCGTCAGTAAAGACCTTTCTAAACGCGGGGTCTAGGAGATCAGCAAAGTTGGCTCGTGTTAATGGTGTTGCCATATTAGTGATTCCTTCCTTTCAGTCTGAAAATATTTTTGCCAGTCATCCTTGCTAAAATTAGTTTTAGCATGGCAACTTGCACAAAGTGTTATTAAATTTGTAAGTTCACAATTCATTGTATTGTAATCTATATGATGACATTGAATTTTATCTTTTGTATTATTGCCTGAACAATGTATCCCACACTCTTGGCAAGTCCAGTTATCTCGTTCGTAAATTTGTTTTCTTATCTCGTGCCAGTTATAACTATATTCTTTACCATTTTTTATAACTACTTGTTTCTTTTTTCTAAATTCTTGAGCCTTTCTTCTTGCTTCTGTCCACTGTATTGAAATACCTTTGTTCCATGGGATACATCCCTTTTTGCCATCACTTATTTTATTTTTATGTTCTTGTGAGATAGGTATATTTTTCTGAGTTTCGCGATGACATTTTATCCCGCAAAACCTTTGAGTCCTTCTATAAGGAGAGAATACCTTTTTACAACTTTCACATATTTTATTTTCAGACATTCCTCGTTAAATTAATATTATTCTGTGTAGTTAGAAACGAAGTATGTTCCTACTGGTGTGTAAAGACCGATTGAAGTATCGGCATCATATATCCCACCTAAATAACCTTGTGGGTTATATTTTAGACACAATAGTTGATTTACTGTACTTGATGGTGCTTCTGAGTCTGCATTAGTATCAATTTGCTGTGCACCAGTTGTCCCAGTAATTGCGTGATATTCCCCTTGGTCTCCGACTACAAACGTTTCTGCAACATTGTCGTTGTCCATTAGAAATTTTGTTCCTGGTAGTGCTAAAATAACTTCTACTGTTTTTGTGCCATCTCCCGTTACTGTTTCATTGGCCACTCCAAGTAAAAGTTCGTCAGCAGCAGCAACATCCACTAATCCTGCTGTGTCAATTGATAGCCAATCGCCCTTAGTTATTACTTCAGCATTTTTAATAACGTATCTTTCCATTGGGATAGTTCCGCCATCAAGTCTTCCTACGTATTTTGCTCCGTACATATTTTCTCCTTTCGAGAAATTTGTTAATTTCTCCTTTAATTATCTCCAAGATTCTTACGCATGTGCGTGAGTTTTCATTGCGAGAAATTTAATAATTTTCTTTAGATTTTTCTGACAGCACCTTACCTTCTAAATATTGTTCGGCAGTTAATCCCATCAATGATGCGATTCTGCTCTCTGCTTCTGTAAGTTCTTTTTTAGATGGTTTGGATGCTCCAGAAGTTGGACTGCTCATGGCAGCCGATTCTTTTTGGGCCATTTTTTCCATTCCTTTAAGCTCGGCATCTTCAGACCCGCCTGTCATTTGCCAGGCTTTATTTAATGCTTTTGCGAAATCAACTGTCCCCTTCTGTGCCATTGATGATGCAACTATTCCAAAGTTTGCATTCAAATCTTCTTGAAGTTGGGAATTGTCAGTGATTTCGGGATGATTTTTTACAAATTCATCGTAAATTACTTTGTCCTGTGCTCGCTTTTCTTCCTCAATCCTTTTTAGGGCTGGGGTATCCGCTATCTGTTTTGGTAACTCATCCCTGATTACCGTTTTTAAGGTGTCCATTAAGACTGCCTTATTTAGTCTACCCTCATCATCAAAGAGGTCTTCGCTACCCTCATACAATTTTTCAGACATTTTATTTTTTAAGTCTGGGTCTGATTGTACAAGTTTTTTAATAACTTCAATCTCTTGTTCTTTTTCTGTTAGACTCCCATGCAATCTTTGCCCCTCTTGACTAGATGCTGCATAAGCATCCTCAAGTTTTTGGATATATTCGTCTGCTGTTGTAGCAGCGAACTGGGTATATTTCCCCGCAAAAGATGATTTCTCTTCGGATTGCTCCTTAGGTTCATCTACCTGTTTTTCTTCAGGTTTTTCAGCCATGTTTCCTCCTTCTGGTTTAGCCAGAATTTAGTTTAATAAAAAAGCACTATATTACCCAGCAAAAAGTCCTAGACTAATTGCCGAGCAAAATAGTGCCTTCTTCGTAAAGTTACGCTATTTCAAATTTTTCTGTTTTAACTTTCAAGGTATCGTCAACAAATGAGAACTGGATATTCCCACTTTTCATACTGTCTATTTCTTGTGCATTTTCTCCTATCCACCTCAAGAGTTTTTGGCTTCTTGGTAGATAGGTTCTAATTTCACTTTCCATCTTAGCATATTTAAATTCCATTGTCAACCTTTCTTGGCTTTTTTCTCTACCCACTTTTTATGTATGTTCCTTAAAGTGTTTCTTAGCCTCTGAATTACTGCTATCTGCCCTTTGTAAAAAGACAACTCTTCCATGTTGTTTGAACCAATGGCCATCTTTGTAAGATTGTTTTCTTCATTGGTTAAAACCTTATTTAAGACTTTCCAGTCATCATTTTCATAAAAATTCGCTAGGAATTTTTTGTCTTGGTCTGTTAACATATTACCTCCTTTTTATTGTTGCATTGGGTTATTTGGCATCATATCCGCACCGCTAATCCCTGGTGTCTGCGGTTGTGGTTGGGTTGGTGCACCTGCACTGGCAGACTCTCCAGTTATGTGGGTTTCAAACAATCCCTGAAGCGTTGGGTCTAGTTGTTCAAATTGCGAAGTCTTTGTAAAGTGTAAGTGAATTATTGTATGGTCTTCTGTTGCCCCTGGTGTTGGTGGAAGTGGATATCCTGCCGCCATTACTTGATTTTCGCTTTCTGCCTGTATTTGCTGGTCAACAGAACTCGCCGCTTCTCGCTTGAGCCAGTTGTTTGGACTCTCGTCATTTATTTCAATATATCTATGGGTTGCTTTTCTAATGTCTAACTGATTTAAAACAAGTGGGTTTTGGGTAAGTCTGTCAAACATCTCGGTAATTTTGCCCTGTTGGAGTGGCTTCGAAATTGGTTGAGTGTTTGAGTCCATCTTAATATCAAATTCTCCATCTAAAAACTTAGCCATTTTCTTATCCATCTTGAAGAATGAATATCCTTCCTGGTCGTTTACTTTTAGGTTTCCCTCTTCGTCTATGCCGTACTCTCTGCCCTTAACTCTTATTGTCTTGTAATTAACCTTAGATTCATCTTTTACCCCTGGCTCTGAAATTCTCCTAATCTTTGGTATTGGGTAGAAAAACCTTATATTCTCAAGTCTTAATTTACCAAGCCTAGTCAGACCGTCTATCTCCATAATTGTCATCATGGCATTTATACGTTTCATCGTAGCCTCTTTTAAAATAGCGGCTTCGGTTGCAGTTCCACCTACATTCAGTCCCTGGACTCTATCATCTACGCCAGTGGCTCTTTTAATGTCTTCAATAAGGATTTCTTCTTCCTTGTAGCCAGAAAGTTTAACATCACTATATTCAAGTGGCATTATAACCTGGTTGATTGGACGACCATTGGTATTTATCGGAACAATTCCGTGTGCTCTGGGCGTAAGGTCAAGTTCGTCCAACTCAATCATATCATCATAAATAAACATCTTGGAAATTCCCATTTTGGCTGCGTCCATTCTTTGATTGGCAATTGTATTTCTTTCATCTGTAAGAACTTTTATTACTTTAAAAATTCCTAATCCATAAAATGAGTTTGGTCTTTTGTAACAGTAGTAGAATGTGAATGGGAGTTCTTTGTGCGGGTATGGGTTTGGTCCACTTCGTATAACCACGTCGTTTGCTACTACGATATATTCGTCTACTGAGCGGTTGTAATAATGCAAAACCTCAACTTCATTCGCCTCCTGTTTGTCTTTTGGTGATTCGTAGTAAGTATAACTCGCAGTATCTCCGCCAGCCTTTACATACTCAATATTTTTAAATCCTCTTTTGCCAAAATATCTTCCGTAAAATTCGTTTATGTGCATTGTTTCTCTAAAAATTGCATCCCTAGCCTTTGAAATGTGATTTGCCGAAGGGTCAACATAAACCATTTCTACTGGGATATACTCTGAATATACATCATCGAAGTCTGTTTTTTTAACTAGTTCATATTCCTCGGTTACTTCTCCGTCTTTTTTAACAAGTTTCATCTTTTTAACATTTCTAGTATCTTCTCGATAATACTCCATTAAAACAGATGTTCCCCTAGTTATGGCTTCTTTTTTTGCTAACCAATACTGATAATCAAAGTTACCAACATCAAATGAGTATTCTAGAGTATCGTTAATCAAATTTGTCTGAGCTGTGTCGGAAAATTCCCTTGGTTCAACTCTTGGACGAGATTTTCTCTCTACTGTTTCCTGCAAAATAGTCTCTGTAATTGCAAAACCGATAGGTTTATTTATATTTGACCTAAAATCATCATCATCTCTGCTACTAACATAGGACATATACTCCTTGTCGGCCGTATCCCAATCTGATTCGGCTTCAGTCCTTGAATCAGCGTTTTTCATGCACTTAAAGCGATCATAGACTTTTTTTCTGTCAGTTTCGTCATCATCAGAAGCCCTATATTCCACCTCTTCTGCTTTTTTTTCTAATTCCTTGACCTTTTCGCCTGTGGTTTTCATGTTTCTCCTTTAATAACCAGTAATTCTACTAATTGGTTTAGTTATTTTTCTAAAAAAACTCCTTTTTTTATTATCTTGGCTTGCAACCTGTCGTTTTGACGGAGGAAATCCTATTTCCAGCAAATCCGCAAGGGCGTCTATCATGTCGTCGTGCTGTCCTCTTGGGAAATGGAGTAATTCGTATTCCAAATCATCTATATTAGGGCAACTTGCGAGGTGAAAAATGTGTCCAAATTCGTAATATGGCTGCAGTGCCCTAATTCTAACCTCTTTGCTTTGATTGTTTTTTCGTTTTACTTCCTTAAGTGGTAACCACCAACCCCTTTCTGCCATTTTATCGTTTATAGCATACTGGAGTGTCTTCTGAAAGGCTACTACCTCAAGTCCTATAGCCTTTGGTTGGTGCATTTCATAAAGTCTGAAGATATTGTCTACTATTTCGGATGGGGTAAACTTCCCCACTAATACATGCTTTATATAAATATTTCTAAATTGGTCTAACCCTGCTGTTACAAATGCTGTGTTATCTGCACTTTTTTCTTGGGAAATGGCTGGGTCAACCATCAAAAACCAATTTATTGGCTTGTCTTTAATAAATTCATCTGGGACTCTTCTTAGGTTTGTATGTTTGAAAGTTGCAGTTTCATCATCTATCGGCATATTTTGATACTGGTTTGAAAAATGACTTGACCCTTGAGAAATTTTAATACTCTCTAAAAATTCTTTAGTTAGTCTTTCTGGAAAAAACAATGTTCCGTCTTGTAAAATGGCTTGTTTTGCAAATATCTGAAACCTATGTTTTTCATTATCGATAATGTATTGATATACGTCATTATAATCCCACCTAGTCCCAATCACGACCATTATACCACTTGGTTCCAAAAGTGACAATAGCAATTTATAATGATTAATTACGGTGTCTATTTGTTCTTTGGTTGTGATGTTTTTTTCGCTCTGTAGGTCATCACAAATTATAAAATCATAGTGCATCCCAACTTTTGTAACCCCGATACCAGCACAGGAAATAGATGGTTCTTTTAGCTTCCTAGTTCTCCCCCCAACATTTAATTCCGTATCAGACCATTTATCCGAAGCATGATTAGCATCTGGATAAACCCCATGTAGGGTTCTATAGATTTCCCGATACCTTTCGTTACTTTCCATGTGTCCCTTAATCTCACTTAAAAAAGCCCGACTTTTATCAAATGTCTCAGAATCTATTAAAATACGAGCATTGGGATTCCACAAGAATGTTTGAAGTGTAAAACCGATAGTTACACAAGTACTCTTGAAACTACCACGAGGCATTAAAAATAATTTAAACTTCTTCCTAAACTCGTTAATATCATAATTCTGAAAAAAAACATCATTATCCCTAGTTACTTTATCCCTATTGTGGTTTTTTTCAACCTCATAAAACTCACTCATACAATCTTCGGGACTTCTAGTTAATGACTCAGTCATTCTGCAAAGCCCAATATGAGTACCCTTTGTCATTAACTCATACCCAAGGATATACTTGTTAAAAAAAAACAAATCGTTCCTAGCCCTGTTGGCAAGTTCTAGTTTCAGTAAACCATCGGTCTTATTGGAATCCTCAATTATTTGTTCGTTATCCATCTTTTTAAAAAATCGTCGAATGTCTTTCCTTTCTTTTCTTTTCCTTTATATTCCTTTAGCCTCGAGCCCTCATCGAGGTGTCGTCGAATACTCGTCGAGCCCTCGTCGAATTACTCTTAAAAGTAGTACTTATCCACAGGTTTATCCACAGGAATAAAGGGTATTTTGTTGTAAAATTTTTTAATTTTTTTTTAGAATTTTTTTCATTAAATTTGTTGTAAATTTTTGGAGTGGTTTTGAAATTTTATTTTTATTTTTGGAGTAAGGGGTCTTATATATAAATTTCTGGGACTCAAGTTTGGGGGCTATGGGGGTCTTAAAATATACGGGGTTTGCTTTGACTTATATGCCCTATTATGTTATAATTATATACAATTATAAACACAACTAATCATCTTTAAAGACTGCCTCTAAAAGCTCTATACTATCACCCTCTATGAGCTTAGCTGTCCTTAGTAGTTTGAGCTTAGCTTCCTCTATATTGTTTATCTGCTGGCTTATAGCTGTGGGCTGGCCTCGTTGTATCTGGACTTTATTAAATATATCTTTAATCATTGCTGATAGTTCGGTTAGTCTTGTATCGTTTAGCTTTTTATTGTTATTATTAAGGTTATTTAGCTTCTTTTCTAATAGACGTAAAGCTGATAAAATTATCCTCTCCTCTTGCTCTAGTTCTATTTCTATACTCTTTCGCTCAATCTTGCTTAATAGTTCTTTATTGTCCTTAGCTATGCTTATAACTGTATTTCTTGCTATGTTCTCGTCCCTACTTATATTACATTTACTTTTACTTTTACTTATATCTAAAAGAATATCTGCTCTTTTGTTTTTATTTATTGCAGATTTATTTGGGACTTTTATATCTTTTAATATTGCTTCTTTTAATAGAGTATCATTTTTAAGTGATTTTTTAGTTATCATTGTTTTAATTCAATTTACTAATTTATACTTATCTATTCTTAATTATAGTTCTTTAGTTTAAATCTGTCAATATTTTTCTTTATGTAATGACTTGTAACGCATTTTTTTATTGTTTATGACTTATATAACCTAGAATAATTACCCTTGAACGTCGCACAATACAAGTGTTTGAACTCATTTAATAGTTATCCACAGTTATTACAATAAAACACTTGACAAGGTTATAATAGTTTGATATAATGTAATTACATTGATAAGTTAATAACTTTAATACTCGTTTTAAACGGTTGCGAGGTTATAACCTTAAAGAGCTGGGAGGATAAAAGCTCAATAAACACCTCCGCCCCCAGAACATTGAAAAATATATAATTATCTTTACTTAATAGGATATTATCCCATCATTTAAAAACGGGTTGACTCTGAATAAATAAGGATCAATCGCAGTAACTTTGAAAGCGGTTTATCCTATCAGCTATAAGATAATTATATCATAACTTAGCAATCAACACAATATTAAATTGAAAGGAGGCAAAAATGAAAGAACAAGCAATGTGTCAAATTATTAAAATGTTAGTAATAACAATTATTATTCTGTTTTTTGTAATGATATTCGGTTGGGTTGGTACTCACGACTTTAGAATGGAACTACACGAAGCAGGATATAGTCAAAGTGAAATAGAAAATATTATTAAAAACTAAAGAAAAGAGGTGATTTAAAATGAATAAAGAATTCGAAAAAGCAACAAAAGAGTTTTTTACAGACCAATTCAAAGAAGACACAAAGGAGGCAAGTTTAAGAAAAGCATTCGAGATTATTCAGACAGTATTTAAAACAACAACAGACGACAAAATACTTATGGACTTAGTGGAAGTTATGCAACTACTTGCAAAGGACAGAGACGGGTTTATTAATATCGCAGATATGCAAGAAAAATACAATATGTCAACAGCAGACATCGAAGGACGCTAGGGCTGATACGCTGGGGTTTAAATGACCCCAGAAATTAGCTTTAAAGAAAGGAGGTAGAAATGAAGGATTTACAAAAGATTTTTAATGGCATAATGTATGCTGTTATTGGCGGAGCAATCCCAATTACAATAGGATTGAATTTCCATGATTGGAGATGGTGGTATTTAGTTGTTCCTGTTGTGTACTTTGTATTTTTAAAAGACTTAATAGAAAGGAGATAAAATGACAAAATTCAAAGATAAAAAAAGAATTACAATCTTTGTTGATCCGATGATAGATAACGCAGTTAAAGAACTAAGGTGGGAGTGGAAGATGGAGAGTGTCAATCAAGCATACGAGTTGATATTAGCACAATATCTACAAGAACTAACAAAGAAATAGAAAAGAGGGCCTCTAAAAAAGAGGCTCTTTTTCTTTTTGATTTAAATAAAGTTCAATAGCCGAATAGTCGGGTTTCACTCCTACCATTTGACCCCGCATTCTTAAATGCTGGTATTTTTTATCACCAAGTTTTTCTTTTACAAATTCTGCAAACTCTAAAGGTTCCTTGTGGGCAAATGTGTAATGGCAGCCTCGGCAAAGTGTAAGTAGGTTATCCATATCCCAACGTGTATTAAAATGACTTCTTGATATGATATGGGCACATTGTAAGTCAGTTTCCTTAAAACACCTAAGACATGCTTTGTCCCTTTTTTTTACAACCTCTGAGGCAAGTTTATCTAATTTTTTTATCCATTGTTTTCTGTCTAATTTCATATTTACCATCTTTAAATTCTATTATCTCATTATTAATCAAAAAACCTACACACTTATTTAGTGAAGAATGTCCCAAAAATCTATTTTATTGTTTTCTATGTATTCTTTAAAGGCAATGACTTCCTCTTTTGTAATGGGATTTCTTGTGGGAACTCTGTTTATTGGTATTTTATAAACGGGAATCGAATCATTAACGAATTCCACTATCCACCTATTACCCCAAGTATCTGATATAAAGTATTTCAAAATGCCCCCGTTATATAGCTTACCGCTACCCAAAACTTAATTGATATCCAAACCATCATTGGTAAAAGAATGGGCGATAACATTAATAGAATAACTATTCCGAATAAAATCGCTATTATGTAGTCTATTGTTTCTATTTCATTTAAGTAATTCATATTTTTTATTTAATTTATAAATCATAGTTGCCCTTTTGGCGATCAGCAAACTCCCCATGTTTTGCGGGGTTCCAATTGCTAATTCTTGAAAAATACCCAACGACCCTACTCATACCCCACACGTCTTCGCTACCACAATGTGAACATTTGGCTTTTTGTTTTATTGGCTCTTTATTTATTTGTCTGTAACTTTCTAACATTTAAACTCCTTTATTTTTACTGTTCCTGCATACTCCAGCATTTTAATTAATTTCTCATGGACTTCCTCGCCTTCATTTGCCTTGATAATTTTATCTATCTCGTTATTATATTCTGTTGCGGTTATTTCTTTCATCACTCCTCCTTCTTAAAGCCGTTGGCTTCCTCATCATATAATTCTAAATTAGTTATTTCGTCAGCTTCTGCTCTTTCCTTACACGAAGGGCATATATCGCCCACTTTGGCATTACCGAATAGGGGCAGATTACATTTAAAACATCTATTTATTTCTTTTTTTTTCATTTATTTAATTAATTTTTTTATTATATAGTCAGCAACAAATATCCATAACACTATTCCTGCCAAATAAATGAACCCCAATATACACATAGCGATTATTAATAAAATTTCCCAATTCATATTTCACCTCCATTTCATTTATGTTAATTTCTCTTTGATATACTTCTTCCATTCTTTATTGAGATTTCCCTTGTCTTTTAAGGCATTGTAGAAGGTCTCTCTTTTAATCTTCTCGTATTCAGCATGGGCTGGCTTTTCAATCTTCCTGTATTCAGTATAGGCTTGCTCTTCAATCTTCTCGCATTCAGCATCGGCTTGCGTTTTAATCTTC